TTTATCTATTATGCTTAATACTCCTCCGTAATCTCTTTGTTCTTTTATACTTTCTTTAACTGCTTTGTTTTCTTTTGTTCTTGCCTGTCTTTGTTCTTTTATTCTTGTTTTAGTTCTTTTAAGAAATTTTTCTTGTTTTTTTATTTCTTCGTTATATTCTTTTATATCACTCATCGGGTTTGTGTATCCAGTTTAATAAATCAAGTCTTTTCCAAATACAGTCAGCCATATACTTATAGCCCATTCTGTTTGGAGTAATAAAATCGTGATTGTCAATTAAGTCATGATCAATCAAGTCTTCTTTGTCGGACAGGAAATCGTCAGTAGTAATTGCATTGGAAATAATATGTCGCTCGGTTATCCAATTGTATGTAGAAGAAAAACGATGATATAAATCATCCCATGGCAACCTAGACTGATTTGCAGTTATAGTAAGTAATCTCATTTTACGTCTGTTGACCCATTCTTGCATCATAATACAAGATTCAAAAAACTTATTGTTTACATACTTTGCAGAGTAATGTTTGTCTGCTTCTCTAAAATATTCCAATGCATCATCTGCAATTTTTTGAATGTGTGGTGGACAATCTATGTGGTAATCTATATCGTCTATGAAAACTTTATCTTGTATGTAATCATACTGTAACCAAAAATTATAATCTGCATTATGCAATTCATTATTACGAGGATGTGACATTTGCCAAATAACAATATGATTTTGAGCATGGTCTTCATTTACAGATTCTAATGATTCTATTACTTTTCTAACAGACCTAGTATTAGATGCTCCTGCCATTGACATATTATGAACAGAAGAATAATATGCTTCGTAGTGTCGTGACCACGTATGTTTGCTAATAATACTTTCAAGACCAGGCCCATGAACTTGTTTACCTATGTATTCTCTTTGGACTCCTTGAGATAATGCATCGCCTACTATTGTTAATGTTGTATGATCTTGTTGGGTATACTTCATAATAATTTACTTTTAACCTGTGCCTTTATTTTGTTTGCTGTAGCATAACTTAGAATACTTTGTAAAGTTCCTAACCGTGTATATTTATTTACTGCATCAGCGGCATCTTTGCAATCATGATGCCACGGTGGAAAACTTACTTCCCAACCCAAAGCAATAGCCTGATCAATTAATTCTTTACCTGCACTATCTCTGTCAGGACACAGTATAACACGTTTGCCTAACTTTTCAATTAAGTGTGCTTGTTCTGGTGTAACACTGTTTCCTAATACACTAACACCATCTATCAGTATAGCATCAAATACACCTTCGGTAACAATTACAACATCTCTGTCTGTGTCTGCAAACTTATCTATATTAAACACATAGCCTTTTTGCATATTATGTAGATACTTTGGTGTCTCCTTGTCTGGTGGATTAATATGTCTAGCAGTCCAACCTACCAATTCATTATTGTAAGTAAATGGAACTACCAATCTCTGCTTGTACAAACTTTCGTTAATGTGTAACAATGGATATATGCCCAGTAGTCCTCTTTGTTTTGCATACTGTTTTACAGGATGATTCTCAGGTAAGTGAGATACACTTTCTACTGTTTTAGGTAATTGTACAGCATCAAATTTTGCCATTGAATAAACATAATCTGTTTCTGTTGTTGCAGATAACTCTTCGCTATGTTTTAATAATTCTAATTGTACAGCATGTACATCTGCCGAACTTGCACCTAACTTTTCACAGAGATCTTTGTAACGTTTACCCATATGAGGACTCGGTGTCCAGCCAGTAGTATAATTACAATTAAAACAATGATAACTTATTTTAGTGCCATTTGTGATAATACCACCACGTTTTCTTGTGTCACTGCACATAGGACAATCCATGGTAATCCAACCACTAGGAGTTTTGTTAGTTTTAATAGGTAAATTACTAACCACTAAGTTGTGTACTGAGTAAACAATCTCATCAATCATGTGTTTATTATACACTCTAAATGTCTATAAGTCAAGACAATTATAGTTTCTTTTTCTTGCTGATGTTAGCCTAGCCAAAGCTCGTTTATTGGAAAGTAACCTAGGAAATAACTTTTGATATAGTGCTTCTAAATTTTCTCCTGATAAAAATTTAACTGCCTCAACTGGGTCTGCAGGAAAGTCTGCTTCAAAAGTGTAAAAACCTAATTCACGTAACTTGGCATGTGTAGTAGTTTCTCCTACAACCATGAAAGGTCTCATTCCTATAATTGGTTTGTAAGTTTTTTCTGTGAGCAAAGGTATGTAATGATCGTCACGTTGTTCGCCTAATGTTTCAGTTACAATACATAAAAAACTTTTTTTCCAAATATCTGAAATACCCAGACTGAATGCATCTGCAGGAATTTGATATTGGTCGTCATCACCAGACATAAGGGAGTTCATGCCATAATTGTTTTCATCAAAATTTCTATAGTGAGGAGGCTTTCCTTCCCAAGTTTCATAATCTTTGGTTTGTACTCCCATAGTAAATACACCCTTATCTAAAAGGTTGTTCTGCATGAATTCGTATTGTAATTTAACTCTGTGAGCACTGGGCTTTCTGTTATAACAAAGATAGGTATTTGTAAAAGTGTCATATGGCTTGATTTCTTCATCTGTGTATTTTTTGAAGAATGTATCACATGCAAGAAACCAATAAGGTATGTACTCGGCATTGAATTCATCACTTGCTACATTGCCAACTACTTTTACATTATTGGCGCCTAAGCGATCAATGCAATACTCAAATGTGGACCACCAATTATCTAAATGCATTTTATCAAAAAACTCATAGAACATTATGCATTGTATGTCAGGATTACCATCTAGTAGTTGTTTGACTTGTTGGTATTTAGGTACATTTGATACACCTAATTCTTGCATGTTTCTATTGTTGTTTACAGGATCAAATTCCCACATGGTATTAACTTTGATTCCAGAACGTTTACCAAAGTAAGTAGTGTACAATCTATCAGAAAGTTCAATGTCAAAATTAAATGTTGTAGATTCGGGGTTTGGATAACCGGCACCAAAAAGGTCGTAATGTATGTGTGTCATTGTGTGCTATTAATTTCTTAACAACACTTTGTCAATTGATCCTGATTCCGGCTTACTTAAAATTCTTACCCAATTACAATTAATATTAAAATTCGTGTGGGAAATGGACGATGTATTACTTAGGTCAATGTTTTTAACATCAAACCAATCGGTACTTGCATCATCATTGTCAGGCACTGCTGTTAAACAACTTGCCTGAATTGTAACTTGTCCTGTGTAAGTGTTTGGATATATTGCCATAGTGTGTTGTGCATTAGCAAAGTTTCTATCTAAATTTCCGTAGAGTGCGTTTGTAACAAAAGTATTAGATGCATCGCCAATCATTGTGTTGCCTGTTTGTAAAAAAGTATTTTGAGTTTGTGTTGGAATTGGTGTTAGGCCCAGTTGGTCTGCAATTTCTATATCAAACGCAACATTGTTATTTTGATCACTGTACACAGGCCTGTCTTGTACTTCATCTTCTGACATAGTTATATAAATTTTATATAAGCCTGGGTTGATACCTGCTAAGTCTCCTTCAGATAGTGTTAATTTAAGAACACCAATGTCTGAAGTATGTTCTAGTATACGTGATACCAATCTTTTTTTAGTAGTAGGACTAACTATGTATGCTCTTAATGTATGTGCAAAAACATTCTGTTTTTTCCTATCTCTGTCACGCACATTTAGAAAAATGTCGTTTGTAACGCCCTTATGGGCAACTATTCGTCTGTTATTCATAGGTCTATTATCCAAGTTCAGACTGTCTCCGCCGATTACATAATCTATATGCTGTTCATATAGATACAGTCTGTTATTCAAAATACTCATAACTATATTTATCTGTCTTTCAAGATTGGTAAATATGTTTAATGTCAGAAAACCCATATCAACAATTAGAATTCTTAACAGGAATATCGTACGCTGGTGAAGAATACGTTGGCATAGTAGTGAACCAAGATAACCAAATCATAACATTTTATGATGTACAATCAATCCCATCCAATGAGGCAAGAAAGGACTTCTTGGAGTATGGAGAACTTTGGTGGTGGGAAAGCAATAGACAGATACCAATAGATGTATTTTTGCATCATGAGATGAAAACATTTTTACCTGCTATAAAGACTTTTGCTATGAAGGATGTAGAAATATTGTTTGGTCCTGTAACTAGCCTACAAAAACTAATTAGAAAAAGAATTAAAAGACGTACTGTCCAACTAGTACGTAAAACTGACTAACCCAACTGCTCAACTATTAAATTTAACTGTGCTATAATAGCAATAGCATATCCATAACTGTGACTTTTCTTAAAGAAGTAAGTGTCGTCTTGTGGCTTTACCCAAACATCGGCCTCAATTTCTTGCCATGTCTTGCCAACTAAATGTCTTTTACCAGGTCGGATCATTGCTAGTATCATTGCTAGTTGATCTACACTTGTAGGAGGATATTGTTTTACAATATCCCAATGGTTGTTGATGTGAAATAATTGCTCTACAATGTCTTGATGTTCAAACAATTCCCAAATAGGTTCAGCATCTATTAGACTTTGTAAATGGCTTTCACTTTTTACATCTTTGTATATGTGATTATTAAGGAAGTCGACCTTGAACCAACCTTGCTCTTCTGCATCTTTATAATCAATGGTGCTGTATCCTTCTATTGGAAGAAAAGGAATGTTCTGAAAGTACACGCCAGTATTGTGTTTTGTGTATTCACCGTTCTTCAATATACTAGCAGGAGTTGTCTTAACTAATTTTAAGAACTCATCTCTGTTAAACATATCGATGTCTACATCAAAATCAATCTTCATCGCTGAACAACATACTCCACTTCATTAATTTTTCTTTTTTCTCTTTCATTCTATCTGTGATTTGTTCATTGGTGACGAGACCACTCATTTTCATTATCTCAATCATGGTCATAACGTCACCAATTTCGTCTTGGAGATTACGCAAATACTTTGTTTTGCCTTTAGTACGGATTACTTTACTACAGGCTTGTATTAACTCGCCACATTCTTCCATAGTAATGACTAACATTTCTTCGCGTTTTTTCATATCTCTTTTCCTTTGAACTCCTCTGCTAACGGAAATATTTCTGCTATAACATCTGCCACAGCATGAGCAATATCCATATGCTCTTGTTGTGTGCCATTAGCACCACGTAATTCAATATAATGAATCCAACTACGCAACGTACCATTAACGTACAAGCGGCTTAGTGTGTTTCCTTCCGGAAGTACTGCTCTTGCCTGCTCTTTGGCAATACCGTTGCTTACAGCGAAGTTATAAGCGTCTAAGGCGGCATCTATAACAGACTTTTGCATTTCCTGCCATGATAGTTCTAATGCAGGATCATCACTAGGAATACTATTTTGCCTATTTTTAGGGTCTTGCATTCTTGCTTCACGTAATTCAAATTCTAAATCTTTTGTTGGGTCAGCATAACGTTGACTAAACTCTTGGAAACTAAAACTCCTATGACGTAACAGTTGTCTTGCTATGTCTCTGGTTGTTTCTACTTCCATGCACACTGATACCATTTCAAGTGGTGACCAATGCTTATGCTTCATCAAATACTTCACAAGTTTTTCACTTGTTTCTTTGTTGTTTTGATTATCTGGATTACTTACTCTGGCACAATAGGCCACTAAGTCTAATGCTGACTCATTGTAATCTGGTGCTTGTGAGTGACTAATTAATTTTACTTTCATTATATACCTGCTTGTTCACATGTGTCTTTAATTGCTTGAACCTCATCTGGATTCTTTGCAAATACTTTAAGCCAAAATTGAGCATCAATAACATGCTCAATCATTTTGACTTGTTCACTGCTAAACCTTGTTAGCAATTGGTCTCCAGTGTTGCTCAAATAGATCAACCATGGGGATATTTTTACAGCTCTGATATCATGAACTGCTCTTGGAGCACTAACTAGTGTAAAATATTCAGTCCAATCAGCATCATTATCATTCGCCCACTCAGTGAGATAAATTACACTACGTTCTAATGCTCTCAATCCTGGTTCTTTCTTTACATACTGTAACAAGAACTCATCATACAGTTTATCTTTACTCCAGTCTGCTAATTTCTTAGCATTCTTAATCAACCATTCTGCAAACTTTTCTGGTTCTAAATATTCATTGCGAATACAACTACGACCAAACTTAGTAAAACCTTCATAGTATTGGCTACGGATAAAGTCTTCCATAGTCTTTGGCTTACTTACAGTTGTGTTCAACTCATAGAACATTTGAAATACACGATAACCTAATCTAACGTGTGTCATATCTTTGTCTGCCCAACGTCTTTTACGTGGACACATGTGGGCGGCTAGTGTGCGTTCGCTACGAAAAGTTTTTTCGCACCACTTACACTTATTATCACTTTCCAAAGATATCTTTGATTGCTTTGTCATCGTAACCATGTGCTTCTGCTAATTGTTTTAATTCATCTTTAGTGTTTATATCTAATATCATTTCCAACTCATCTGATTTGAGTGTGGGAAACAAGTCTGATAAAAACTCTGTAACCTTGTTCTTTTTCTTTCTGCTGTTTGGTGGCTTGATGTAAGGATGAAATTCTATCTTACCTGTGCCACACATACTCATCAACATCCATTGCAATTCTGGGTGCTTGTAAATCTCTTCAAAATTTTTGTTTACAAGTTCATTAACCATAAAAATAAAATGTGCGGCATTCTTGCCTTGCACACTACTTGCATATCTCATCATCATCCATGTGCTAAATGCTTTTGTCTGTTCAGCATTTAGTCTATTATACCAACCTTTGTCTCTTTTGTCAATGGCGGCCATAACAGTTTTCAATGGCAATGCTGGTTGCTTCTTAGGCATGATAGTCCTTGTAGATTGTAATAAAGTGTTCTTCGCCCTTTGCAACATTGTCTAGCCAACTTGTATCTGCACTGTCGTCTGCATTGTCGCTTACATACTTGTAACATTTGAAATCAATGCCTCTTTGCTGACAGGCTTTTGCAATAGCAAATGCCTCCATATCAACAACGTGAGCTGGTATTTCTAAATCTGGATCTGTAACAAAGTTATCTCCTGTGCTACATGTATACCCAATACCATTTGAAATAGTAATTGGATCTTTTGGTAACATCATTTCTATTGCCTCAGGACACTTGCCTTTATCTCGTTCAACAAAGTTAACCATTTCATGGCATCCTTCTTTTAACACAATACCACCTGCTGTTCCAAAATTCCAAACTCTAATTGGCTTGAACTTCTGTATTAACCTAGCGGCTGTTAGTGCGGCATTGATTTTACCTACACCAGTAAAAAATACATTATCCCATTTGGCCATGTTAGGTGCCTCATGTTCTAATGCTATTAAAATTAAGTCTTTCATTCGTTTATATCCATGACGCTGAATGTTTCCACTCCGCAATAGTCCTTTAGTTTAGCAGTTCCTTCTAAGAAAGTCAAGTCTATTATGCAGGCATAATTTATATCATATCCTCCTGCTTGTTTAATTAATTCTACCATAGCATTAGCAGTACCACCTGTAGCACTTACATCATCTACAATGCATATTCTATCAGTGTATGCAAACTGAACACTGTCCAGCATTTCTAAAGTTTCTTCACCGTACTCTAATGTGTATGAATATGACTTTACTTTGCCCGGCAATTTACCAGGCTTACGAACAATGTGTAAAGGGATGCCTAATGCTAGTGCAACAGGAGCACCC